GATAGTACAGGGTGCGAAACCGCAGGCGCTGCAAGGGTTCGCAAGCACCGAGAACGTCAAAAAGCGTTACAATGTAACACCGATGTAACGCAAGTGAAACAATTCTGTAACGTAGAGATAGAGAAAGAGTTAAATAAAGAGTTATATAAAGAGATAGAACACAGAGATAGAGATATAACTATATCTACAACTAGAGAGAAAGAGGAAAAAACTCTCTCTCCTGTGTTAAATATCGAAATCTATGATTTATGGGTTGAACATTTCGGCGTTATCTCATCTTATGTGAAAGGCATACTCGATGATCTAGTGAGCGAATACGGCTTACAAGCAACAAGCGAGGCTGTCAATATTGCACAAGAGCGAGGTAAGTCGAGCATTAGGTATGTAGAGGGCGTATTGAAAAATAAAAGGTTAGAAAATGGAACAATTCAACGCAACAGAGGCGATAGAAAAACTGAAACAGTCGATTGGCAAGCAGAATATGAAAGAGTGCACGGTAAAGGATGATTTTGAATTTTATACGCCTATCTATGATAGGCCTGTAATCATTCAAAATAACATAAACAATACCTATCACTTGGCTGGTATTCCTAAGCGCTACTATGATATGAGCTTTACATGGTTAAAGGGAAACGGTAGCTTTCCAAAGGAAAACAAAGAGGCCTATCGCATAGTGAATGAATACAGGCAGAACCTAGAGGAAAATTTGAATACAGGCAAGGGCCTTATATTGAGGGGCCCAGCTGGAACAGGGAAAACCTCTCTCGGCGTATGCCTGTTAAAGGAGGCTCTAGCGATTGGTAAAGGGTGCTTAATGCTCTCTATGCCAAACCTATTGGATAACATGCTTACGTTATCCAAAGGCGATAGCGTGGCGTTCCTCAACTACGAGCAAAAACTGCGGAACATACCGCTTTTACTGCTCGATGACTTTGGAGCAGAGTATTCAAAATCTGAATGGGTAGCCGCAAAGGTAGAGAGTATCATCATAGACCGCTATAACAGAATGCGGCCGATTATCCTCACCACTAACTATAGCGAGGGCTGGACTAAAGACCATTACAGCCAGCGCATATATGACAGGTTGAGAGGTGAATATCAAGAGGCCATTTTCATGGGCGCCTCTCATAGATAATGAAAATTCATTTAAACGCCCTATAAGGCGAGTTTAAAATTCTCACGATAGAATTATCGAGCGAATAGCGAGAGGGGGTAAAATAACGAAATTTAGTACATAGAATTAGAAAATAAATCAAAAGATATAGAGGTGAAAACGTGGAAATTGTAATACAGGGCCAACCAAGAACGAAAAAGAATAGCAGCCGTATAGCATTCAGAGGCAATAAACGTGTACTCTTACCATCAAAAGCATACGAACAGTACGAGCGAGTTGCTCTCGTACAGCTGGCTCGAGTGCAGGCTGTTCATGGGCCAGTATCGGTACTGTGCCGCTATTATTTACAAGACCGCAAAAGCTGGCCAGATTTGGTTGGCCTATTGCAAGCAACCTCTGACATATTGCAAGCGGCTGGTGTGATTGATGATGATAAATACATCGTCAATTATGACGGCTCTATGATCGCTGGACTCGATAAAGATAACCCAAGAGTCGAGATTATAATACATCAAATCAACGAGAACAGCGTATTATGCGAGGAATATGAAAGGGCGAAAGCTCGTAAGTGCGACACCACAAAACGAGCAAAAAGCCCAAGAGGTGCCACGGCAGGGGCTAAGGCTAAACCTAAAGCCCCTACCTCAATATCATACAAGGAATACAGAAAACTCATTAAGAAAGGACATCACACACCATGAATGAGAATGAAAAAGAGTACAGATTACAGCTAATAGGCACTATCGGCCTTGATATTTGGCTTAATGCAAAAAGCGAGGCTCACGCCGAGGAGCTGAAAGAGCAAGTACTGAAAACTATCAATGATCAAATCACGATTGACTGCGGCAAGGTAGACGGCGCTCTTGATGTATACGTTGACTGTATCGACCTTGAAATCGAAAAATTAGTAATTCAAGACTAGCGAGGTGCTAATGAACAGAAACATCAAAGCGACATACGACGGCAAGCATTTTGCACTCACAGCAGAGGAATGTAACACAGTTGAGCTTTTATCCTTTGCCTGCGATGTAGTAGAGCAAGCGCTGCATATTGTAGCTGGTAACGATACAGAGCTATTCGATGAGGCGAAAGAGGCTATCATCGAGGAAATTCAAGGAATTAACGAGGTACATCATGAGCGCATATTGCAGTAACAGACTAAGCGAACGCTTTAAAAATAAAATACCGCAATTCTTGGCACATTTAAGCATATGGAATAATGACGCTATGCACGATTGCGCAGCAACGCCTAGAGCGTATCATAAGGCGCTCAAACAGCAACAAAAGAAACACGCCGTATGCGTAATATGCGGCAAGGTATTCGAGAAAGGTAAATATCAGAAAACACGCACCACATGCAGTAGATCATGTGGCTGTAAATTAGGCGCTATTCATAGAAACGAGAAAATGAGCAAGAGGAGAGCTGAGAATGCTAGATATAAAAATCAAGAAACTAAGTAAAAACGTAGAACTACCGAAACAAAGCACGCAGGGCGCTGCTGGTATGGACTTTTACCTACCGCAGCCAGTTAGATTTGAGCCAAATTGCTCTAAGAAAGTACCGCTCGGCGTAGCTGTAGAAATTCCAGAGGGGTATGTAATGCTGCTCATTCCACGCAGCAGCACATGGACAACACCGCTCAGAATGCTAAATAGTGTAGGCGTAATTGATAGCGACTACAGAGGCGAGGTGTGTGCGTTACTACAAAATACACACCACCTTGCATGGACAGCAGAGGCAGGGGAGCGATTAGTGCAAGGTGTAATTGTGCCTGTGCCAGAGGTTCAAATTCAAGAGGTAGAGGAATTAAGCGAAACCAGCCGAGGGGTTGGCGGTTTTGGGAGTACTGGGAAATGAAAATACTAGACGCTTGCTGTGGCTCTCGTATGTTTTGGTTTGATAAAGAGCATGAAAGTGCTTTATATATGGATAATCGAACTTTAGACACCACGCTATGCGACGGCAGAAAGCTAGTAGTAAACCCAGATATAGTAGCAGATTTTAAAAATATTCCTTTTGATGATGAAACATTTCATTTAGTTATCTTTGATCCACCGCATTTAAAAAATGCAGGTGATACATCATATTTGAAAGCTAAATATGGAACGTTAGGGCCTAACTGGAAAGATGATATTAAGCAAGGGCTTTCAGAGTGCTGGCGAGTGCTTAAAGAAAACGGAACGCTTATTTTTAAATGGAACGAGGAGCAAGTACTATTTTCAGATATAAAAGGGTTATTGCCTAGCAAGCCGATAATTGGTCAACGTAGGGGCAAAACAATATGGCTGGTATTTTTTAAGGGGTGAGTGAATGACAGAACAAGATATTCAATTCGCACTCGGCAGACATTTTTTTCTAAAAAAATATGCATTCCTAATGTGAGTATGTATTGTGCTGGGAAAACAGAGTATGAGGCTGATTTCATCTATTTTGATTTAAAAACACGATACATAACAGAGGTTGAAATTAAAACATCTATCCAAGATTTTAAGCGTGATTTCAAAAAGAGCCGTTTTCATGACTGCGTAAATGTTAAGTATCTGTATTATGCAATGCCTAGAACTTTATACAATGATCATTCTGATGATATTGATAAATTACTAGGGAATGCTGGCCTAATTTTGATTGATGAAATAGATACTTTTGATATTAGGGGGAACCTATACGAATTTGGCTGCTTTGCAAAACGTGCTAAAGCTAGAAAAGACGCATACCCTCTAAGTCCTAACGGACTAATGCATTATTTAAGAATAGGGTGTATGAAATGGGTAAACAGATAAATAGGGAGTAAGTATTATGTCAAAATCACCATGTAAGAATTGTACAGAGCGTTATGTAGGCTGTCATAGCAAGTGCAAGCCATACATAGAGTTCACTCAAACATTAGTGGCCTATCGTGAGGCTAAGGAACATAAAGGCGATGTGATTGGCTATGTAAAAGATAGCAATAACCACATTCGCCGCAGAACTAATAGGCCTGTTCGTGTATGGCAGTAGAGGGCAATCTATGAAACTGGTATACGCTGGCAACTGGTTCGCTCTTGGTGCCTGCATATATGGCCGTAAAAGCCAAGATGAGGCATTAAAAGTATTAGGCTTACAGATTAAGCCTAGAAAGAAAAACCGCTATAACGTAGATATTGAAATTCTAATAAATATGAGGCGTGAGGGTTTAACAATAAGACAAATCGCAGCGGCCTGTGATATGTCATTTACAGTAGTTAGAAAACGCCTTTTAAATGCAGGTATTGAATTAACAAGATTAAATAACAAGGAGAAAACACAATGAATAAAACAATTTTAACAGCAGCAATTTTCGCAACAGTAGCAGGCAACGCATTCGCAGCAGGTAGTATCGCAGTAGGCCAAGTAGAGCCAAATACGTTGGCTCCTGTGGCTAATGGCTATAATTCCATTGTAGCTGGTGCTAATTCCAGCGCTAATGGTTCCAATGTGGTGGTATTCGGCAGAGATAATACTGTGAATGCAGATGATACTACTGTTATCGGTGGAGGTAATGGAACAGTAGCAGCTGGAGAAACTACAGTTATCGGCTATAACAATTATGTAGGTGCTCATAAAGAGCAAGTTATGATCGGTGCTAATTCTGTAGTAGATAATCAAGGCGCCATTGCTATTGGTACGCATACCATGACGAGAGGTATGGACGCAGTAACAATCGGCAATAACGCAAGCGCACCAGTACAAAATAGCGTAGCTATTGGCACAAACAGCCAAACATATGAGCCTGTAGGTTTTGGACAAATGGAGATAAACGGCGTTACTCACGTTTTCGCAGGTGAGGCGCCTAACTCATCTGTATCTTTTGGCAGCAAAAAAAGCGAAACATACAGCCATTTAGATAACTACTCTCGCCAGTTGCAAAATGTGGCGGCTGGCAGAATTGAGGCCGACAGCCTCGACGCTGTAAATGGCAGCCAATTATTCGCTGCTATTGATGAGATTAACAGCAACGGCCTAACCATTAACAAAAACGCTCAAAATATCGTAGGCAATACAAAAGCTATTGCTAATAATTCCAAAAATATTGCAGGCAATACCGCAGTGATCACTAAGAATAGTAACGCTATTACTAACTTGGGCGCAGTAGTCAATAATCAAGGCAAAACACTAGCGAACCATGAGGGCCGTATCGTAACGCTTGAAAGTGATAACAAAGCGCTCAAAAACGATGTACAAAACACTCAAAAACAAGTGAACATTAATACCAAAGATATTGCAGATTTAAAAGGCAATAATGCAGCGCTCGAGCAAAACTTTAACAATAAAATTTCTAATGTTATGGACGAGGTGGCGAAAACTGGCGCAGCTAATGCAGCATTAAGCGCATTACATTATGTAGGTTATAACGCAGATGATAAATTGAGCTTTGCTGCAGGCTACGGCCATTACAAAAACGCTAACGCAGCGGCTCTCGGTGCATTCTATGCACCTAATGAGCATGTATTATTTAGCGTTGCAAGCACATTCGGCGCCGCTAAAATGGTAAATGCTGGCGTATCTTTCCGATTAGGTAAAGGCAGCGAGTACGAAATTAACCATAAAGGCAAAATTGCACAGCTCGAAACTCTAGTAAGTCAATTAATCAAAGAGGTTGAGGAATTGAAAGCAGGTAAATAATATGAAAGCTCTTTTTAAATCTGTATTTGTAGTATCTATCTTTATCATAAAAATCGAGAGCCT